CCGGCGGCACCGTCTTGTCGACTATCGCCGGGCTTGCGTCGAAGTTAGTTACGGTCTTGGGCGGGCTATCGCTTTCCGGTATCTTGGGAAGCGTCACGGGTGCTATATCGTCGTTCGTCGGATGGTTAGCGGCGGGGTCGGCGGGTGCCCTTGCTTTCGCCGGGGCGATTGGGGCCGCTATCGGCTTGTTCGGCGTTTGGATTTTAGAAATAACCGGCGTGCTTGATTGGATAGGTTCGCTTGGGCAAATGCTATCGGTCGAACTTCCCGGTTGGGCACGCGACGGCTTGCTTGCTGTAATCGGCCTATTCGCCGGGCCGCTTGCCGTGATAGGCGGCTTTATCGTCGGGTTCATAGAAGGCGGCTTTAGCGAAGCGTTCGACCGGGCGGGGCAAGTTATCGACATATTCTTCGGGGCCTTCGCCCGCACCTTCGGTCGAATCGGGTCGATAGTCGACCAAACGGTTCGAACGATTATGGGAATGTTCGCCCAAGCGAAGAATTGGGTCGTAAGCCAATTACGGGCTATCGGGAACTTCGCACTTGGAATATGGTCGGGTATCGAATCGGGCGTTTCCGGTGCCCTATCCGGCGTCACGGGCTTCTTTACCGACTTGAAGAACGACGCGACCGGGGCGATTGATACCGTGCTATCGTCGGCGGAAGACCTACCGGGCGACATAGCCGACATATTTACCGACTTGGGCGATTCGTTTAGCGGGGCCTTCGCGGATACCTTTAACGCGGTGATACCCGCCGAAGTCGGCTTAGACCCCGTCACGCTTCCGACGGTGACGATAGACGCCGGGCCGCTTGGGTCGGCGACGATAGGCGGGCAAACGGTCTTCGGCGGCGTCACGTTCGATATGCCCCGGCTTCAAATGGGCGGCACGGTCGCCCGAACGGGTATCGCCGAAGTTCACGAAGGCGAAGTCGTCGGCCAACCGGGGGCACTTCTTGAAGCCGCCGGAATGCCGTCGACCGGCGGCGGGGGCGGCGGCACGTCGGTCGAAGTCGACACGATTCACATAGAATTAGACGGCGACTTCGACCCGTCGGACGTGTCACGCCGCGACCTTGATTCGCTTGCCGACCGGCTTGTCGACCTAATCGGTGACAAAACTAATCGGCGTGCGGGGGTTCGATAACGTATGGCTTCGAACGCCGACTTAGCGGTGAAATTGATTCGGAACGACGGAAGCGAAACGTTCCGATTGAAGGCGTATAACGTCGAAACGGACGTCGAAAACGGGCTTATCACCGATAGCCTTGCGTCGGCATTCCGGCAAGTGGTCGGGTCGAAGTTACGCTTAGACCTTCAAACATACACCGTCGACTTCGTGATTCAAGGAATGACGCCCGACGATTACCCGAATTCGTCGACATACGACGGGTCGTCGGCTTCGACGCCCGACGACGACGATTACGGCTTCCGTGACGAACTAATCCGGGCGTCGAAAGAATGGGGGTATGACACGAATAACGGCTTCGACGTCTTGGAATACGACGGTCGCCAAATCGACGGGGTAATCACGTCGTTCAATCCGACGGAAGATACGGATAACCGACCGGGCCGCACTTACGACGCTACCCTTGAATGGACATTCTTAAACGACTTCGTCGTATGACACGATAGAACTATGGCTAACTTTCAAGTCGAAGTCGACGGCACGCAAGCGACGAACCTAATCGACGTCGAATACGATAACACGGAAGGCGGCGACGTCGGCCAAGCCGTGATTACAGTAATGAATTCGTCGGCGAATCGGTCGCTATTCGCGTCGGGGGCCGACGTCACGATAAAGCGGGAAGACCCCGCGAACCCCGGTTCGTATGTCGACGATTGGGTCGGCGAAGTAATCGGCACGCCGTCGAACACGAACCGGCGGAACGCGACGTTAGAAGTCGAAGCCGAAACGCGGGTCGGGCACCTTGAATATGGGAAGGTAAGCCGCCCGTTTATCCAAATGGATACGGGCGACATAGTTCGAAACGCGGTCGAAGAACAAGTCGAACCCGAAACGTCGACCGCTTTCGTCACGACCGGGGGCGACGCCGGGCCTTGGTCTTCCGACGCGAACGTCTTCGAATTGGCCGAAATTGAATCGAAGTCGCTTAACGAATTCGGAACCGACTTGCTATATGCCGACTTCAAAGAAGGCGAATCGGGGTCGTGGTATATCCGAAACACGTCGGTCGGGTCGACCGTCGTGCCCGGTCGCCGGCTATTGAAGGTCGAAATGCGTGCCCTTGTGAACAATCGCGGGAACGTCTTCGACGTCGAATTAGAAGTGCGCGACCACGACGGGGTAAATTACGTTTGGGAAGTGCCCGTTCCGGGGTATGCGGGCTTCGAAACGTATGAATTAGCCCCCGAAGACGCTTCGTTCGGCGGCGGCGAACTATCGACCGACGGTGCCGTCGAAGTTCGGGTGTCGAACGACGGCGGGCTTCCCGAAGACCGTGCCCTTGTCGTCGATATGATTCGAACGACGCCGTTTAGCACGAACGACCGCGACACGACGATAACGACCGGCGGCGTCGAAACGACGGGGCGAACAATCACCCGGAAGTTAGACGGGTCGATTCTTGAAGTCGCCGAATCGTTAGCGACCGAAGACGGTGCCGTCGTGTATGTCGACGATAACGACGTGCTAAATTACGAAACGGCGGGCGACACGACGGTCGACCCCGGCTTAGACATTACCGACGACGGTAGCACGTCGGTCGTATCGGTCGACGTCGACCGCGACTTCGACGTGCGGAACCGCGTCACGGTTCAAGGGGCCGACGACATACAAGCGACGTTCGAAGACACGGGGTCGATAGACTTCTATAACACGGAAGCCCCGAAAGAAGAACCGATTACCGACACGTCGATACGCACGGAAAGCGGCTTAGAAGCCCGTGCGCGGGGCTTCTTATCCGATAACGCTTGGGAAGACACGGCTATGACGTTCACGCTTGCCGACGAAGAATACCGGAACGTCGGCGTCGGCGAAGCGATAGACGTTACTTGGGGGCCGGAAGGTATCGACGGCACGTTTATCGTGTCGAACGTGTCGACGACGACGGAAGGTTATGTTTCCGTCGGGCTAACAGGTAACACGACCGCCTAAACTATGTCGGAACTTACCGAAGACCAAAAGTTAGTAAAATTGGGGCTTCGGTCGCCCAATCAAACACAAAGCGCGGGAAGCGAAGCGATTGAAAAACTGAAAAACAAGATTAGCGAAGAATGGGAAACGTTTCAAGAAAACTTCGAAGACGCGAACCTATCGTCGTTCGACGACTTCGAAACGTGGTTAGTCGATAATGGGTTCGCAAGCGATACGGCGTCGAATATACGCACCCAATTCGAACAAAAGTATTCGTCTTTTTCGTCGTTTAGCGATAATATATTGAACGAATTCGAATCGTTCGCCGACTTCGAAAACGACTTCGCGTCGAACACGGGCCTTCGTTCCGATAGGGAAGACGGCGACACCGGGCTATCGGCGGCGGGTGTAAAGGTATTCGAAGAAGCCGGCGTCGGTCGTTCCGGCCAAGAAATACCGGCGGGCGGCGTCGAAGTCTATGGTGCGGAAGTTCACTTTAGCCAAACGACAAACGTTCAAGACACCGACGACGAATCGGCGGGAAGCGACGACCCGATTGTTTGGGATAACTTAGTCGTCGACCCCAATTCGGGGCGCGTCGGTGACATTATCGACGTATCCGCCGACGTGACGAATAACACCGGCTTCGTCGGGAACGTGGTCGCCGAACTAATCGTCGACGGTAGTGTGAAACGTAAGAAGACCCGCGAACTACAAGGGAATTCGACGATAACCGTGTCGTTCGAATACACCGCCGGGGAAGACGGAACGGGAACGTTCGACATAGGCATATCGAAAGCGGGAACCGAAGAAGTCGGCGTGATATACGGGGGGCTTTAGAATGCCGAAAAGTGTCGACGATTACGTCGCGGAAAACAGCAAACGAATTCGGAATATCGACGGTCGGTTCGTTCAAGTCGATTCGAACCGAAGCCGCGACCTATCGTTCGGTTCGAACTTCTTTAACGTCACCGTCGAAGTCGAAGTGTATCGGCGTTCGACGGGCGACCAAATCGTCTTCGGGCACCCGGCGGCGTCGAAGGGCTTCGGGCGGGGCACGTTTGGCGACGACCGGGGCGCGTGGTCGCTTGTCACCGACACCGAAGCAAGTGCCGACTTTACCAAGCAAGGGCGTCGGGCGGCGGCGGAAGCCTTAGACGGGCAAGAAGGGGCGGTCGCCGAAGGTGCTATCGGCGGCGACACGACCGCCGTGTCGACAGAAGACACGGCGTTAGGGCAAGAATTCGACCGGGCGGATACCTTCGCGTCACGGTCGGCTAATACGACGCGCACGACGACGCTATTCGGTTCTACCGACGTCGTCGCCCAACCGGGGGAACTTGGTATATTCGACGCTAACGACCGCCTTCTTGCCCGTGTCACGGTCGATATACCCGACGGCACCGTCGACGACACCGACGAAGTGCGCGGCGTCGTCTTGCTAACGTTCGAAGGGTCGGGGAACGGGAACGCGGTCGTGACGTCCGAAGGCGAAAACGCTTTGGCCGATTCGATTCGGTCGCCGAAGGTATCGGTCGGCCCGACCGAATACGCCTTCGGTGACGGCGACACCGACTTTTCGAAGTCGGATACGTCGCTAACGTCCGAAGTGATACGCAAGAACTCGGGGCGGGAAGTAGGGCGCGACCGAATCGAATCATTCACGCGGCTAAGTGAAACGGATATGAACGGCATTAGCGTCGATATATCCGAAGCCGGCTTGTTCGATAACGACGGGCGTATGATATGGGCGACGACGTTCCGGGCGATACAAAGCGATTCGCCGGGGTTCAATACGTCGACGACGATAGTGGTGTCGTAAGGGTCGCCAAAGGTAAAGGCGGGCCGCCCCGTCGTCGTTCCTAATGCCCGAAGCCGACATATTCGAATCCCCACAAGGGAAGACCTTTCACGCCGAACCGCTTCTTCAATCCGTCACCGAAGCGTTCGTCGGGAACGGTGTCTTAGCGAACGGTGACGCCGACGTCACCGCCGACGGTGCGACGTCTATGGGTATCGACGTCGCCGCCGCCGACGACGGTATCGCGTTCGGGGGCGACGTGTATAACCCGTCGGCGGCGTCGTTCACACTATCCGACGGGCCGACCACGACCACGACCGTCGACGGCACCGACGTCGACGATAGCCGCGTCGACTTGGTTTACTTCGATTCGGGGTCGGGGTCGTATGCCGTCACCGAAGGCACCGCCGACGCTTACCCGGTGCCGCCGTCGGTGCCCGCCGATTCTATAATGCTTGCTATCGTCTTAGTGCCGCACGAAGCGACCGACATAGCCGACGCGAATATCTTAAATTGGCGGGCACGACCCGTCGGCGGTACGACCGGGCCTTCGGGCGAAGCACAATTCGACGCGGGCCTTCGCGTC